TGCTCCACGTGTAATATCAACACTCCCTCCGACCATGAAGTCCAAGTACGCATTGTACATGTATGCCTTCGTCGATGACGTGCTACATCATAAGAGATGGTACGCATTCTCGAAGACACCGCAAACACTTTGCGAGGCTTTGGGCAAGTGTGCAATTGATGCAATAAATGCATGTTGCACAGACTACAGCAAATTCGATGGTCACATTTCGAAATTCATACGTGATTTTGAGAGAATGGTGCTGCAGGCCTGGGCCTGTGACGACGTTCGGGCAGACTTGATAGCATTACACGCACAGCAGCTTAAGCTCCGTGGCGCGACGCGCCTTGGCATAGCTTATGAAGCAGGGAATCATCGGTTATCTGGATCGAGTGAAACCTCAGCATTCAACTCTATAGACAACGCCTTCATGCAGTATTGTGCATATCGCGAGACAGGTTTGACCGTTAGCGATGCGTACAATGCCCTGGGGGTGTACGGTGGAGATGATGGGGTATCCTTCGACCTTGATCCCAAAATAGCGACAGCCACGGCGAATGCCATGGGTTTTGACCTCAAATGTGAGGCCATTATCCGTGGTGATGTTGTGCCTTTCTTAGGCCGGTTTTGGTACAACTGCTGGACGGGCCTCCCAACTTCCACTTGCGATTGGAAAAGACAAGTGATGAAACTCCATTTAACAGCTAGTCACGACCTAGACTTCAAACAAGTCATGGTCGGTAAGGCGTTGGGGTTCTGGTACACAGACCGAGAAACACCAATTATCGGTGACTGGGCTACCAGGGTCTTGACCCTTGCGGGCGTACGCCCTGTTGACGTCGACGGTGAGATGTTGCCACTCAATGCCGCCTCGTCTTGGATGGCTGGCATGGGTGTCTTTGAGCAACCCATGATTGACGTCATGGAACGCACCATGCTTACCACCACTGGCTGGGATGAGAAAACTTATCATCAAATATTGGAGTTCATATTGTCAGCACAGAGTTTGGAGCAACTCTATCCAACCGACAAGCCTCTGTTCTCATACGTCCCTGAAACAAAGATCGATTGTATTCATGGCGGGGAACGGAAGTTACCAAGCAAAGCTCCCAAACCTATTTCAAAGGGTTTGGAAAAAGATCAGCATCGCAACTCCCCACGATCAGGGAACACCAACATCAATGACCCTAACACACGTAGGCGAGTGGATACACGTCGCACTGGAGATAAGAAAACCGCTGTTTGTCCAGAGCGCGTACCACCCAAGCCAGGTCATCCCCCTGATAATCGAAGTGGAAGAGTTTGACCTAGATGATCCGCTGTCA